GGAATTTTATGGAAGAGTATAGTAAGAACTGTGGCTTTATTATGACATGTAACTTTGTCAATAAGATTATACAACCACTTCATAGCCGATGTTCAGTTGTCGAGTTTAAAATATCTAATGCAGATAAACCTAAGATGGCAAGTGATTTCTTTTCTAGAGTTAAAACAATTCTAAAGACAGAAAATATATCTTTTGAAGATAAAGTAGTTGCTGAAGTTATTAACAAACATTTTCCAGATAATCGTAGAATATTAAATGAACTACAAAGATATTCTGTGACTGGACATATCGACAGTGGTATATTATCTAACTTATCTGAAACAAATATTAATCAGTTGATGCAATTACTGAAAGATAAAGAGTTTACTGCCATTCGTAAATGGGTTGGACAAAATATTGATGGTGATGTTGCACCTATGTTTCGTAAGATATATGATAGTATTAGTCAGTATGCAAAACCTACAAGCATACCACAAGTTGTTGTTACACTTGCTGACTATCAATATAAGTCTGCCTTTGTTGCCGATCAAGAAGTTAACTTCATGGCTTTTCTTACAGAGTTAATGGTAGAAACAGAATGGCAGTAAAAACAAATCCGTTTGACTATATAAACGCAATCAATACATCTAAAAAGAATCTGATGCGTGGTAGCAACAATGATACTATTGCAGAGAAAGAGTATAGTTCCTTCTTAACTAATCGTGCATTATCTTATTTTAATGATACGATTGGTTATGCTAATGAAATGAACAAGAGACATTATCTCGACAATCTTCTTCAATTCGAATATTTACTAAATATTGTTAGGCCTAAGAAAAGATTTTCTAAATGGGTGAAGAAAGAAAATGATAGAGACTTGTCTCTTGTGAAAGAGTATTATGGATATAGCAATACAAAGGCATTACAAGTTCTGTCAATTCTCACTCCAGAGCAGATTAAATTTATCAAGGGTAAATTAGAAAAAGGTGGAGTATGATTGAGTTAGAAAGTTTAATAGAAGTCACATTGAAAGAAGATGAAGATTTCTTAAAGATAAGAGAAACACTAACACGTATTGGTGTTGCCAGCAGAAAAGATAAAACATTATTTCAAAGTTGCCATATTCTTCATAAGCAAGGTAGATATTACATTTGTCATTTTAAAGAACTTTTTTCTTTAGATGGAAAGCCTGCTAACTTTACTGAAGATGATATATCAAGAAGAAATACAATAGCTAATCTTTTAGCAGAATGGGGTTTAGTAAAATTAGTAAGTGAAGATAAGTCAAAAGATCTAGTAGCACCACTATCTCAGATAAAGGTGTTACCTCATAAGGAGAAAGACGGATGGACTCTATCTGCAAAATATAACATAGGAAAGAAAAGATAATGGGAGGATCGATGAGATACGTTACTAACTTTGATAAAGTTGAAAATTTTATGAGAGCATTTGGACAAGATGTTGCAAAAAAACCTACTATGTTAGATGAGAAAACTTTGCAACTTAGATTAGAACTGATAGAAGAAGAACTAAGAGAACTCTATCTTGGTGTTGAAAGAAAGAACATGATAGAGATTGCTGACGCTCTCACTGATTTACTTTATGTCGTATATGGTATGGGAGCGGCCATGGGTATAGAACTAGATTATTGCTTTGATGAAGTTCATAGAAGTAATATGTCAAAGTTAGGTGAAGATGGTAAACCAATTTATAGAGAAGATGGTAAAGTATTAAAGGGCCCTAATTACAAACCACCAAACTTGTACGATACAGTTTATCATGAAGAAGTGTTAGCAAAGCTAAGAAAGATAGATAAAAATTCACCTAATGTTGATAGAGATCAATTAGCACAATTAAGTTTATTTGACGAAGATTCTGCTGTCACAGGTAAGTGACTTGACAGAAATGTAAATTTTTGTTATTATAAATACAGTTGAAGTATGCCTATTAAGGGTGCTTCTTAATTTTAATATTCTAGCTTAATAAAGGAGAATAGCAATGAATAACCTTACCACATTTGACATCAATAAATTCACTCCCTATGCTGTAGGTTTTGATCGAGTATTTGATCATCTTATGAATCATACTCATAACATGGCAACATCGACAGGATTTCCTCCATACAATATAGTCAAACATGACGAATATGAATTTTCAATTGAGATGGCGTTAGCAGGATTCTCAAAAGAGGATATCGAAGTCGTTGTCGAAGACGGCACAATTACAGTTAAATCAGTATTCGATGATAAAGTCGAAGACGCTGAAGTACTTCATAGAGGTATCTCGCAGAAAAAATTTACACGTAAATTCACTATTGCTGACGATATTGAAGTAAAAGGTGCTGAACTCAAAAACGGATTGTTAGAAATCTCGTTAGAGAGAATTGTACCAGAACATAAGAAGCCTAAAGTTATTAAAATCAAATAACACTTAATAGTCTTTTTAACAATTATAAATAAGGGTAGAACTTAAATTCTGCCCTTATTTTTTTAGGAGAGATACAATGTTTGGACTATTTAAGAATAAAGATAAAGCGAAGGATAATAGTATGGCTAAATCAAATTATGATGCGTGTTTAAAAATAATCTTACATCATGAAGGTGGTTATGTAAATCACCCAAAAGATCCTGGTGGAGAGACTAACTTAGGTGTTACTAAAAGAGTGTATGAAGAATGGGGTGGTAAGAAAAAAATGAAAGATTTAAAAGTCTCTGATGTTGCACCAATATATGAAAAAAATTATTGGGGACGATGTAAATGTGATGATTTACCAGCTGGCTTAGATTTATGCGTTTTTGATTTCGGTGTGAATGCCGGGACATATCGTGCAGGAAAATATTTACAACAAACAGTAGGCGCAACAGCCGATGGAAAGATTGGTCCTAATACTATCAAAAAAGTAAATGAGTATGTGAAGAAACATGGTACAGAAAAAGCTGTCAAAGATTTTCAAGAAGCTAGACAAGGTTACTATGAAAGACTAAAGACTTTCGAAACATTCGGTAGAGGTTGGACAAGAAGAGTTACAGAAACTACGGAATCAGCTTTAAAGATGATCTAAAATGGTTTACAGAAACAAAACATTTGCTAATAGTGTAGTTGTTGGGTTGGGTTCTGGAAAAGTTGAGTTGGCCGCTGATAGTGGTGATTTATTAATTAAATCTGGTGGTTCAACTGCAACTGTTCGTCCAGGACTAGGTATCACAAGTCAACAGCCAATTACAATTGTTGCTAATAAGACGGCACTACCATTACCTCCCACAGGTATAACTAACGGATCTTTATACTTTACTACTGCGTCTAGCGAACTGTTTATGAAATCAGGTGGTGGTTGGTATAGAGTTTCTATGGTGAATACAAGTCCATCAATAACTCTAAACAAAACTACGGCAACTATAACTTCAAGTGCTTTAACTTTAGATGTAAGCTATACAACAGTAGAACCAGAAGGCACTCCTGTCACTGTTGCTTTAGCTAACTCTGGTATCGCAGATACAAACGTAGCTACTATCACTCATACAACTGCAAACAATAATATACGAGTAGTATTCGATGGTAATACAGATTTAACAGATGCGACAATCACTGCAACTGTTACAGATGGTGTGAATACAGGTGTAGGAACAATTACATTTAGTACGGCATACCTTGTAAAGCATTCAAAACATACCATAGGATTATTAAAAGCTAATTCAGAGGGTGGACATAATTATTCTTTCAGTGATCAATCTGATAGTAATCATACTGTTACACCTACAGGCTTTGCGAGAACATCATCATTTAGTCCTTATCGTCCTAACGGATATTCACAACACATAAACGGAGGTAGATATATTGATATAGCGGCCTCTTCTGATTTTCTTTTCTCAGGACAATGGAGTGTAGAGTTTTGGTTTTGGGGAGATGAGCAACAAAGTTCATCAGGAACATCAGGTTGGCATGATGTATTTCAAATTGGTGGTGCGTACATAGAAATAAACAACGATGGATATGCTACATCTGGTTCTACTATGTTTGGCTCTGTGGGTAGTTCAGCGAGTGGAGAAACACACCCAATACTTTGGAATCGTTGGAATCATATAGCATATACTAGAGATGGTAGTAATGTTGTACGTCACTATGTAAACGGAAGATATATGGCAAAAGCTACAGTAACAGGAAGTGCTGGCTCATCTTCTAATGCACCTAGACTAGGTTTGTATACTAGTGAGGCGGCAGAGTGTTTCTTGTATGATGTTAGAATATCAAATACAGCAAGATATACTACAGAATATGGTTTTGATTTACCTACTACACCTTTTGTGAGCGACTCAAATACTATGGCTCTAGTTTGTACAGGTAACATGCTGAAAGATTATGGCCCTAATAGTCATGCTGTTACAACGAATAGTTCTGGCACTGGTAAATCATTGGGATATACACCTTATGATAAAATTGCATATGATCCAGCAAAACATGGTAACTCAGCAATCATCACAAATGCTCGTTCATCATCTTACTTACAATTACCTCAAAGTACAGACATATACGAATGGCACACTTCAACTGATCATTATACGTTAGAATTTTGGTTATATAGTAGAGCTTTTAGACAAGGTTCACCTAATAACTCACCAGTTGTTTTTTCTAATGCTACAGGAACAAACAATAATTATT